GTCTTTTGACAGTTCTGGGCTGTATTGTTCCATAGCAATTTGAACACATTCAATAAGAAGAGTCATTGACTTTTCATTATCTTCTGCTACCCCCGCTACTTGCTCGAACTTTTTCATAAATGGACGGAGCAAAGAAATTTTAAGTGGACGAACCTTAATCTTTGTGCCATCCATGAGAACAAGTTCTTCACCCTCATGTATTGCTGTTGCCATTGTGTATCCTCCTATATAGGCTATGTTAATTATAGCATAAAGCGCTTACTGTGTTAGATTTTCGTAATCTAATCCCATACCTATACCAAACCCAAGCTTTTGAGCTTTTGGTCCTTGTAAAGATAATATATCATTTGAATCACTAGTTTGCCCTTTACTAAATACTCTAGCTTTCATATCTTCCCATTCTTGTTGTCCCTTGCTTTTCCCCGACTGTTTATCTAGGTCAACACCCTGAATAGCAGCCATAAACTTTTTTTCAGCATAATCTAATTCTCTACTAACTTCTAGTGTTGCCATTAGCTCTGGCATAGATAGTGATAACTCTAACTCTTGGTAGTCTTTCCATATACCCAGCAAAAATACCTCTGACTCTAACTTAGCAAGATCAAGATCTTCCCAGGTAGAACCACTTTCTACTGCTTGGGTTTTTACTGGCTCTTCAGATTTTTTATTAATTCTTATGCCAGCGGAAATATCTAAAACTGAATAGACTGTTGGCATATCAATATTTTCTTCAATATCTTCAACACTACCAGATATTGATGGATAGTATTGTTTCATACAAACCCTTACGCATTCTACTAATGCTGCAATCGCTTCATCATCATTTTTAGTTATTTTTACATTTTCAAATGCTTTCATAAATTCACGAAGATATTTAATTTTTAATGGCACAATTTCTACACTAGTTCCATCTAATAATTGAATTATTTCACTTTTATATATTGTAGTTGCCATAGAAATTCAATTCTACCATAAAACAACAAAGCCCACATCCGAAGACATGGGCTGTGAAGTATAGTTAAACTATTATGATAGAAGGTCTCCGAATGTGCGGTCAACGATCTTACCGTATGATCCTGAAGTATCCTCTGGTAGCAAACGGAATGATACTTCAAACATTGAAGCCTCATCACGCTTTGCTGAAACTGTTACGTTTTCAATTGACAAAGCACGGTATGCTGTGTAGACACGCTCCACAAATGGAGAATCTACGCAATCACCTGTTCCAGGTCCTACTGCAACAATTCCACGCTCTACTGGACATTCACCGATATCTCCTGCAGATAAGTTCAAAGACTTGCCTGTGTGAGTGTTGACGGATCCAGTCATTTCAGTATCGCTAAATGCTAGAGCCAAGAGAAGGTTCTCAAGGGTAGCTTCAGCAAAGGCAGTTGCAAGATTAACTTGCATACCTTGCTTATAAAGCTTAGCAACGTCAAGAATTTGGTCAACCTGAACTTCACCGAAGTCTGGTTGGAACTGCATTTCTAGACCGTTCATGGTGTAACCTACGTTAGTATATGTTGCATCATCTGAGAGTGTTTCTCTGAATGATACTTCAGTGCTAAAAGACTCCAATGTATTTGGAGTTAGGGTTGTATCTGCAACAAAAAGTGCTGCTGCACCAACGATAATGTTGGATGATGTTCCACGACTATATGCCATTTATTCACCTCTTTCTGTAAAAATAGATATTAAGTTTTGGCGCTTGTTTCCTCAAACTAATTATAACACCATTTTATGTATATCTAGCGCTGACCGCATCTGTAGTGTGGTAGTCATACTCAATAACTAGCTTATTAAGGAATAGTGTCCTAGCTGAGGCCAATTCTGCTATATCTCTTGACTCATCTGCTTGGTAAACCTTGGTATTGTGAAAATATACGTTGGGGGTAATAACATTGCCAGATTCATCTAAAATATCATTTGATGCAATCCAGGAATTCATATCTTGGGCTGAAGAGTCTTCTCTATCGAGGCACTCAATAATTACACGAGTTACATCAAAAAGGTTACTAAGATCTGGGGCATATATAAAATATACTAGTTGCTCACGCTTGTGCCTATAGAAAGCGTTTGGTCTAAATCTAATTAATCTATCAAACATAATTACAGTGGCGTTAGGGTTATTTCTAATATATACACTATCGTTATAAATGTCTTCTATATTTATTGGACTTTGTGCAGGGAAAAATGGTTGGAATGGGTTAGGCCCATCCGGAACCAATCCAAACTCTTGAAGCTCACTATTTACAAAAGCATTAAGAAAAGTTGGGGGAAAGCCAGTATTTAAATTAACATTAGAAGCCATAGGACTATTCTACACCAATCTTTGCATTAATAATCCATTTATACCCAGTATCAATTCCCTTAGATCTTCCTAATCTGGAACCTGCTTTAACATTTTTCTTAAATACTGTGGGTCTACTAATATAGTCATAAATGCCACTAGCCCTAAGAAATGATTGTTTAAAATATCTTAGCATAAATTCATCCATAATGTTTTCAAAAGATCCTTGAACATATTCTCCTCCAGGATTTCTAACAGTCACCGATCTTTTTGTAAATACGGTTTTTCCACCTTCAGTAAATACCAACACTGATGATTTTTTAGGTGTTATAGTTACTGGAATTCCTTCTTCCATAATTTTTGCTTTATTATAAAATGGTGTATTAGAGTCTTCCTGAAGACTTTTAGATTGTCTAAATGTGGACTTAATGCTTAATCCTAAATTGCTAACTGTATAATCTAAATCAAAAAGTCTTGCTTGAGGACTTCCAGTTTGATACCATTCATAAACGTGATGTAATGCTTGTGGATTTCCTCTTGCAGAAACATCTATGTAAGCCCCCATTGCCTGAATAACTCCCTGACCAAGATTTTTTAAAAATAGAGTTTTTCCTTTTGGCACTCCATCTAAAAACCCAAAAGAATAGTTAACAATATTATTTATCTGTTTTTCAAATTGTTTTGTATTAGTTCTTGTTATCATTAGTCACTCACTGTTTGATTCTCTGTTCTACGCCAGAGCATCTTAAAATATTCTACTGATCCAAAAGGTCCAGTAAATGGCTCTACCGTTGCCATTTCATATATTGTTCCTTTTCCAGATCTAGGTCCTGCTGTTTCTTTGTAAATCATCTCGTCGTGAGCATTACGAATATTAGTTACTAAAATATTGGTTATGGCATTTTCAGAATTATTAGAGGATATTCTTGGATCAGACTTAGTCCTAGCAATAAGTTTATTTTCATATTGAAGAAATGTTTCTGGTTTAATATCTTCAGTTCCTGCACCGCCAACGCTTGTAGCATTACAAATTATTGTTCTATCAAAAACCCAAGTTTTAGTTGCTTGTCCATATTGTGTTTGATTAATAATTGGATAATATATATCAGCCTTCATTGGATACATAAAGTCTGTTTGTAGACAAGAATCCACTATAATACTCCTGGACGGATAATCGTTTCTACATATTTATTTAATATTTTATCTACCAAAAGATTTCCAGTTCCTTCAATCATTCTTTTATCATACTCAATTTTGAATTGATCTGTTGAATAATTTTTAACATAACGCTTATAATAGTCTAATCTACCGCATTTAATATCTTCAATTAACAATTTTGTTGCATCTACAATATCTATTGGAACTACCTTATAGCCAGTTTCCAGCAAAAAGATACAATCAAGTCCTTCTGAAAATGCTGCTGATGGAAAAATAGTTTGAACATTTCCACTATCTTCGGTATCAAATAAACTAATAGAGTCTGAAGGGGCTACGGGTATGTTTGGATATTTTCTTTCTGCACGACTTAAGGAATCAACAAATGCTATTGGATCTTTTGTAATTGCACTTTTATCTTTAGTAATAAGGTAGTTATATTCTTTTAATGCTGGACCATTTACGGTGTCACTAAGGTCATAAACCAGCTCTGCATTTTCATATGCTTTTAAAATTTTATGTGTTCTTTTCCAAAGCGGTATGTAGTCAGTTCCTTGTCCAACAACTTCTAAGTATGTTCTATTATAATAAAATCCACCAGTAATAGAATCAATTATCATTCTTGCTAAATTTTCATATTCTGTGTAAGCAGTAATATCTGTAGCTGTTCCAGAAGTAGCAAGTGTTGCTGGATTTACGTATGGTCTAACAATTTCTAGATTATCCTCAACTACAACATCTCCACGCACAAGGTCTGCTCCAGATGATCCAGCATCTTCGTAAATGCTTAAAGCATAGGATTTATCATATTTAACAAAATCTCCAGTTAGCGAATAAACAATTTCTGAGTTTCCCGTTGAAATAATAGACTCTTCTGTTTCAGTCTGTTCTGCAACATCTTCAATAACAATAATGTAGTCTGTGTTTGCATCTGGAACGGTATATGTAACGGATAATGGGTATGGGGGAATACGAAGAATTGTTGACATAATTATTTACCGTAGTATGAGGATAACTCTTCAGGTGGTGCAATTCTAACCAACCTGTGTGTTAACCACTTTTCAGATGCCTCCTTTGAAACTATGTTGTAACCTACTTTTAAAGCCCCTAGATTGTCCATATGTAGGTTTCTTTCTGAATACAGGGCTACCTTATTAACCAAAGTTTTTACTTTTTCTACTTTTTCTACTTCTTCTTTTGGCTCTGGTGGAATCCAACTAGCCAAGATTTCTAAAATTTCAAGTTTAGTATTTGCTTCAAATAATTCTATATTATTTTTTTTAGCATAAGATTTTAAAGACATTACAGTTTTTGTTGATAACTCTTCTATTGTTAGATTCATAATTCTCCAATGCTTATTTGTAATTATACCAGAAAAGAATAAAGCGGGTAGTTTTTACGCTACCCGCCCTATTATTTATTGGTTAAATCTTAGGAATCAGCACTATCTGAGTCGACATAAGCGACTGCATCTAGCTCTTCCCATTGAATACCAAAGCGAACGAATACTGTGTATTCGATTGTGTCCTTCTTTGCACGATATTCACGATTTACTGTGATATCACGTTGGAAGCCCCATACACGGTTCTGAGGGAATGTCAAGTCGACATATCCTGCAGGGTAATAAGGAACCTCAAGAACATCTACACCAAGCACACGGGTTGTGCGTGAGTTGCCAGTAGTCTGTGCACCACCATCAAGGAATGCTTGACGATTTGCTTCAGTGCTTCCTGGACGGTTAGCAAATGCTTCTGCAACTGCGTCAGCTAGTGTTCCGTTGTTACGGACAATACCAGCGAATGCATCAGTTCCTGCATAAAACTTAAGGTTTGACTTAAGTGCACGATACTTGCGTGGCATTGCTAAAAGCAAGCCTTGCATTACTGATGTTGTGTAGTTGTTGTCTGAAATTGTTGCAGCATATTCGTGTGCGTCGTTACCGACTGTTCCACGAGTTTGCTTTACGAATCCAGGCATAATGGAAAGGAAGGCATCTCCGCCTGATCCTAGACCATTGATAGCAAGATCTTCAATATCGTTAGCAAATGCATTTGTCATCAAGCGAACTAGATGATCTTCAAGTGCTCCGCCTTCAATATTGTCTTCAAGTGCTTCAGTTGATACTTCCCAGTCAAGACGAATCTTTTTGGTAGTTAGTTCAACCTTTGAGAATGTTGCGCCAATGTTTGTATAATCTGGTGCGCCTTGTGCAGCTGCACGGATTACACGCTCTCCAACGTTGACCTTTTCGATCTCCATTGTGTTTGCTCTCATTGTAACTCTACGTCCATCTTTGGCGAGAACTGTTGCATCCCACACATAGTCGATGAAGCGACGAGCCTGCTCTGGTGCTAGAATACCACCAGCCACGCCTGTTGGGTTTACTGCATTTGCTCCAGATGTTGATCCGAATGCTGCAGTTGCTGTGTTACCGAGTTGTGATCCTACAGACTGTGCTGCAGAGTCCAAACCAGTTGCACTACCAACACCACCAGATACGAAACCGCCTTGAGAGTTAATCTCATTGCCTGCTCCGCCTGATCCAGGGTAATTTTTTTCTAGATTGTTATTTTGTTCCGACATATTGTTCACCTCCTAGTGATTGTATATCTTAGTTAAATAGGTCGGTTGATTTGAGGAAACGACCGCCCCATAGGGATTTCTGAACCTTTACAGGTTCAAACTGCACGATCTCGCCTAGATCGCCAGACTTGCGGAAAGCTGTATCTTGCTCTACGGCATCTACTCGCTTACCAAACTCATTAAAGACACCCTTAACATCGTTAACTTCTCCAGATACGGCCTTAACCTCACTAGATACAGTGTCAATAGATTTACTTAGTGCAGCAATTTGGTCATGTAGTGACTTTACTGTTGCTGCAAGATCGCCAAAGGCATTTGTAAGAGAATTCTTAATGTCAGCAACTGCCTCAACAATTACATCATCAGACTTGGTTACATCATTTACATCTGCAACCTTTTCTCCCTCTTCTGATTTTTCAATAGAAGAATTTGCACTACCATCGACTGAATTTTCTGCATCTGTAGCTTTTGCTACTAATGCCTCATCAACGACTGCAGAAGTTTTAATAACTTCTACTGGTTGTGCCTCTGGAGCGACCTCAACATTTTCAACGTGATTATCTTTTTGGATATCTTGCGCTGCTTCTGTCATAGGACTAACCTCCTTTGTAATCTTAATTGTGCTAATGCCTTTGGCA